CCAGTTAATGGCATGGTATAAACTGTTGATAATGTATTTGGAGCCCCTTGGAAATTAGGATTAGCATAAAAAGCAGTCCTTGTTAGATGTCTTGTAAATACTCCTAGAGAGTCATCCACATTTGGGTCTTGTGATTCACTAGGGTCTTGGAATGTTAATAGGTCTCCTCTATTAAAAGTTCCATTATCAACAACAAGTACCATAACATTGTCAAAATGGAATTTTGTTGTAGGATTATTATTTGCGGGATTCCATGTAACCTTTATTTGATTCCATCCTGTATTTCCGGGACTTATAGATGCTCCCTTATCTCCGTCCCAAAAAGCTGTGACATTATCAAAATACTTAGCCTTTGTGTTAAATAAATTTAGTCTTTCGGCAAGTGTTAAACTGAGAGAAAATCTTTGTATGTTTCTACTACCATCATTACCTTCAAAAATTGGTATTCTTACCCAATTTGGGTTTTCATCTGAATTCCACCCCGCTTGTATAGTCGAATTAATTAATTTTAATTGATTACTACTATTAGGGGTTGCCTGATTTTCACTACCTGTAGCATCACTGTGAGTGCCGTAGTTCATTGCACTACAAGTATTACCAAGTTTATAGTTTGCAAAACTAGCATCATTTAATTGGTATAAAACGGCAGTCTGAGTTGCACTAAAGGTACTTAGGGAAGTTAAATTTGCCAAATTTGATACATTTACCTCATCAAATTGTGAGGCATTTTCATCAAGTGCAACTGCAAGTGGAATAGTTTCAGGGTCAAGTTGTACAGGGTCTATGTTACATCTACATCTAGTACATCCATCGTCGGTATATAGAAACAACGGTAGTTTAATATTTTTAAATGGATTATTTAATATTGTATCAAATGGTATAAAGTCAGGACATTCTACAGGTTCAGGAACATTAATTAAATCAGCAATCCCATTAATTAAAAATCCAACCGCCTCACAAATAGCAACTACTATATTTATGAGACCAAGAATAATAACTAAAACTGGAGTTAATATTATCCAAAGAAAACCAAGTACGTGAGATATTACTGTAAGGGGTATAAGAATGAATTTAAACATTTCCAATATGAAACTGAAAAAGATAAATAAAATATTATATCTGTAATAAGCATCATTTACTGGAAATGGATTTTTTGTATCTTCACAAGCCTCGTCATTTACATATTTGATTTGTATTGATTTCTGAGGTAAAAAAGAACTCGAAAATCTATCAATCAATTGAGAAACAGTGTAAACTTTATTATAGGTAAACTCAAAGAATCTATCCTCACAATCGACCGCCTCTTGTATCATATCAGAAGTGCCATAATCAACCCAACTTAAACTATACGCATATGAACCTTGTACTTGGAATTGTTGTCTATTGTAGACATCAACAAATAATCCACCTCCTGTATTAGAGTCAATTAAAGTGTAGTTTATTACAACTGTATTACCAACAAGTTCCGGTAAAGGTATTGTATCATGTAAATCAGGTCTTTCTATTCCATTAACAAGTATTGTCCATTCTGAAATGTTATCAGTACCTGTAACAATATAATATTGTTCTGGTGGTACCGCACCAGGAAAAAGAAGTGTTGCAGAGTTTTCATTATCAGGTACATTTAACTGTGACGGACTTGGATTTGTTTTTGCAGGGTCATCATTAGGGTTAGTTGAATTAGGAACATCGCTCCATCCCCATTCTTTTACGTTTGGTACCAAAAAATACCCTCTTCTATCTTCCTCTCTTAAAGATGTTGATTGTTGCCATTTAATTTTAAATCTATATCTTGCTCTTGTGGGTACACCAGCACTACCATCAGGAGAAATTCTTCTAATACCATTTTCATCAGTATATTCATAATCCAAATTCATCGGGACATCTACAACCCACGCCCCATTTGCATCAATTAATTTACCCTCATTTTCCAAACGAAATTCTTCTAAGATAGGTCTACCATCATCGTCTGTAAAAATAGTTTGTCTAATACAATCGATTTGACCTGGACCTGATATTAAATCACATAACCAACCTTGCTTAGCAGGAACTTTACAATTTCTTTTAAGTTTTTTCTTATTGGTAGTTGAGATAAGTGAACCCATAAAAATAGCAACTGGTTTGAGTTCTATAGAAGCCTCAGTAGTTAAGTCAAAATCCGCTCTTACAATATAGTGTTGACAAATCCCTTCTTCCCCGTAAAAGGGAGCAACTTGGATTGTTTTTGTAAGAGTTACAATTTGAGGTAATTCGCTATAATTTTCTGAAAATTTAAATTTGGTTCCATTTACCTGACTCTCAACTGCTCTACCCATCCTTATTAAATCTTGTGGGGATAGAGAAAACTCACCAATATCAGATAAGTCAACTTGCATGAATAACTCATATTGTCCGACTGGAACACCAAAAATCATAAAGTCCCCCGAATCATTAGTTTTTGCCGTGAACTTATAATACTTATCATATACCTCAACAACTGTTGGATTTGTAAGTGCATCAATTCTGTCAGGAAAAGTTCCAACGGGAACGTGTCCTGAATAAGATTGTGAATATGGTAATAAGTTATACTTGTATCCGTCTTCGTTGAAGTCTTCAAAACTTCTATATGGGTATAATGTTGAAATTATAGGGTTAGACTGGTCCTCTTCTGAGATTGGGATAAAAATCGAAACTCTTGCATTTACAAGTCCTAACCCTTTATTAGCAAAAACTCTTCCGCACACAACACCAAAATCAGCACAACTTCTTGTGTAAACCTCGTTTGGGAAAATTGACAGTGATAAAATTTCTAACTTGTCATAATCTTGGTCTAAATTAACTTGTAATACTTTGTTTGTACCAACTTCGGTTCTAATTCTATAAGAATTGGGCATAACTATTTTTTTTATAAATAGTGTACTCTATTTTTTGAAAAAATAAAGAATTAGGAGAAATTGACCGTACTTAAATTTTTAACCCTAACCTGTATATCTTGGTTATCGTACCTTACTTGATATATCTGCCTTGGCTCGGCAAAAATTGTTTCGTCAATAATTTCAATTTGTCTTGTCGCCGAGTCCAAATATCTCTGTGAAGTTTCGGCAGATGAGTAGATTCCTCCCACCTTGTTAAACACCATTATATCCGTAACACTGATAACTCCATCCTCCTCTTGCATGATTCTTCTTATTTCAGAAATATTAACATTTTGACCCATTTGTCTATTAATTGGGTTCATGTAATCCGCAATTTTTAATATAAGGTTTGAAACAACAATTCCTTGGTTTTGTGAAGCGTCTAATACAACTGATATATCAAAAGATAGGTCTATTACATTTGCAGGATAAACATAGATATAATCATTAATCATTCTATAGTTTGACAAATAATTTGCAATGTTTGTCATCAGCGTATTTGATACAGACGAGGTGAGCTTTCCTGTTTGGTCATAAGAAAGAACATTAATTTTAATCTTATTATCCTCCTCAGTTATTGCCACTTTTGCTGGAGCTCCAAACTGAGATGGCATCTTTCTGAGTAACGCTTCGTAGTCATTAATAGTAACCGCTCTGTTTTGTGCCGCAAAATTAAATGCAACAAAATTTCTTACTTCTTCTGTTGTTGGGAAGTTCGCCCCTCCGATTGCGGCTGTTGTATTATTACAAGACAGTGATTGTATAACACTACTGTTTATAATCTGTGAGGGTCCGTTAACTGCAAAATTTACTGTTGCAATTCCGTTAATAATATTAACACCAATATTTGATGAGAGTCCTCCACCTATTCTATACTGAATAAAAAGTGTTGTATTTGGTTTTAATACTGAACCTAATGAAAAGTTGTTTTGGTATTTGGATAAATCAAGTGGTTGTCCGTTTCTAGCAAATTCTCTAAGTAATTCGTCAGTAGAAGTATTACCTCCACCAAATGTTAATTTCATATAACCCTCAGGAGTATATTCTGTAATAAATCTGCTTGTAGTTTGTAAATATCTACCCACTTTAACACCAGGGGTATCAGAAGTTTTTGTCGGGTCTTCGATAAACACTCTGTCTTCGGCAAGAGCCTGAACTTCATACCATCTATTATT